ACTTATGCGACAAGCAGAAGCAGGTAACGTTGTCCCTATGGAACGCCAAGCACCAGAAGTGGGAGGATAACATGGCGGTTAAATCATACCAGTTAGAAAAGAACATAAGCCTCGAACCATTAGCCAAGGACTACGTCAAAGCTTTAGTAAACGAGAGCATGGCTGGCCTTAAAGAAGAAGTAAAACTTCACTTCACAGAACTGAAGGCTCTCATCGCAGATAGCAATATGACATGTTCCTGTACACCACAGGTGGACGACCTGCAAAAAAAGATGGCCTATCTTGAGTCAAGGTACAAAGAAGACGATAAGTTCACCCTGACCAAAGCAAAAATGATAAAATTCATGGTAGAAGAAGGTATTAAATGACCTCTACACCCACCACCCCCAAAACAGAGCAACTACAGTTTCGCTCGTCCAAAACAGGCGTACATAATCTAGACACTTATCTTGAGGCCTGCGAGTTTGGCACGACGACTCTGCCCGTTGTTCTTGGCACCCTATTCACTACCGCAGGTACAATAGACCCCACGGTTATCATGTTCAGGGTAAAGCCCGGTGACACAGAAAATACACTACAGGCAAGATTTGGTGTTTACTCAGACCCTGACGCAGGATGGGCAGATACAAACCAGACTATCTTCCGCCAAAAAGGTGTCTACGCAAGCGGTACATCTTATAACAGATTAGACTTTGTCGAGGACGACAACAAAGTTTACGTCTGTATAGTGGAGCATACAGGACCGGCGTCGCTTGATTCGACGAAATGGAACATAATGTTAAATGGAGACGACATCTTAACGGCCATTAACACTTTCAACACAAACTCGGCACCGAGGCTAGACAGGTTAGAGGCCGAGGTAATACTAGAGCTAGGTATCGTATAGGAGAGCAAGTATGTCTATGAACACACTAAAAGATCTTGTGGAGGCAATTAAAACCCGAAGCAAGACTATTGTAGAGACAACCTCAGGTTCTATTGCGGGGTCTACAGCAAACGATATGGTCTATATCGGAAAAGCTGTGGAAGCTATAACGGGCGCTGACGCCCTCCTGCAATTATTTGACGAGACAAACGAACCTTCCAAACTACTGGATTACGCAGCAGCGACCAGTGGCGTATGGACTCTAACCATAGAAGACGTTGGCAAACCTGTCATAAAACTTACTCAAGCCTCTGTACCTAGCGAAAGCGAACTCTCCATCGTTTGTCCAAACAGAGCGTTTACCACCGTCATAAGAAATACAACCACCAAACCTGTACGAGTTAAATACTCAGGGGGAATTAACGCAAACACCGCGGTCATCCTAGCAGGTAAAACAGGCTGGGTAGTCGGCGACTACGCTGCCGCAGGAACGGCCCAAGTTTCTCACGTTGTAGATGTTGAAGCTATTACCGCCGCCCTAGGCACGGTAACGACAACAGGCGGCGACATGATCTATCGCGCAGCCCCTCCTGCCTCCACTTCCTTCACCATAAGAGTGCGGAAATTTGTGCAGTCAGGAACCGATTACTTTCAATTCAAACTCCCGTCTGACGTATATTACCGTTCGGATATAAGTTTCAATATATGGGAGAGTAAAATTTACGTCTTTGATGTGGCCGACTCTTCAATGACGAACCACATACTCAAGTTCTCAACAACTAAAGACGGCACACATGCAAGCCCAGCGGGGACAGAACTCCTAGATATCGCGCCAACTGACAGTACCAACGACATTACGTACACAGGTACAGCAGGAAACTCAGGCGCATTAGTAACGATAACCATGCCTGCCTCTGTAACTGCGGACGTAATTTATCCATACTGCGCCACACACGCCGGTATGGGCAAAAACAGCCAGTTCAATATGACGACTGCTTCTGGAGAAGTCCGCCTCCCAATCGGCGGGATAGGCACAGCCCTTACATCCCAAGGCCCGTCAGGAAAGCCGGTGTGGGATTATATCGGCAGAGTCAGCGCCTTCCACTACCGTCTGGATATGGATCTTGGTTGTCGCGTAGCAGACCCAAGATCGCCCGGTTACCCCGGAACTGAAGGCAATGGTTATGTCCGTGACGACTTTTCCCTCCAGAAAGAGATTTCAGACGTCACAAACTTCCCGTTACACGCGAACAAAGGAATCTATCCAAACGCTCTCGCCCCGTACGACTCAGGTCCGTATTACGGCGGCTCTTGTGTTATTCAAACGTCAGACATGGCGCATAAGACAATGAACCTCTGGGGTGGAAGCAGCAATTACTGTCTCGGTAATATGAGAAACTACCCACGTCCCACATGGCATCCCACGATGTACCGCGATCAAACAAAGGGATTTGATCAAGCATACGTAGACGAGCAGAACACAAACATCGTTCAAGTCACAAGATCTCATAACAGTTCTTACTGCCTAGATGACAGAGGGCAGATGTGGTCATGCGGCTATAACGGCTATAAGCAGCTTGGCGACGGCACCACAACCAACCAGTATCGTTGGATACCTGTTGCGATGCCTTCCGCTGCCAGCGCCATTACCCAGTACGCAATAGGCGAAGGGGCGGGCAACAACGTTACGGTGATGGCCTTAGACGACACGGGTAAGGTCTGGGCTTGGGGTTACAACGCTCAGAACCAAATAACCAGTTCGAACGTCACTGCCCAAGGTATCCCTCAGGAAAACACCGGGCTGGCTGGGAAAGACATTAAAGCCATCGCTGTCAATTCTTCTGACTACCCGACATGTTACGCTTTGTCTGGTGCTTCTGACGGTTACAAACTCTATAGCTGGGGGTACAACTCTTACGGCCAATGCGGGAACGGCACGACTACCCACGTTCAAGCAGGCTCTCCACATCAAATGGCGGCTGGAAGCAATAAGAAAATAGCGGTTTTCCAAGCCGGTGGTTACGGTAGTTACGGCCAATGTCTAATACTAAATGAAGACGGGGCTTTATACTTTACCGGCTACAACTCAACTTCCCAAGCCGGTAACGGCAACGCCAGCGGTAACGTAACAACACCGACTTTGGTTAGCACCTTCAACACATCTACAGCCGGTCTTAAAGTTCTCGACATGTGGATGACCCACTGTCACCTGAGTTCCGGCTGGGCAACCACAGACAACGGAGACTTCTACAAGTGGGGGCCAAACGGTTCGGGCCAGACAGCTATGGGTACTGTCACCGGCTCACAATCTACTCCAGCAAAAGACGCTAATCTCACATGGGTCTCTAAAGTCGTAGGCAACTCGTCTGGCGGCGGATATTACAATCAGTCCATAGCTATCTGCCACGCTAACGAGGATGATTGGGACAATAAGATTAACGGGTCGATTTATGTCACAGGATACAACAACTTCGCTAACCCGGTATTCGGTACGACAGCAGGTGTACAACTGACAAGTTGGACGCCTGTCCCCCTACCAAACGGTTATCAGGGTAAAATCCGAGATGTTATGCCTATGGGTCACTCAACCTCGTCCTCTCAATACGGTGGGTGGGGTGTTCTAATGATGGACGGGACTATGTGGACTAACGGTATGGAAAACTTGACCTTCTACATAGCTGGCCGCATGACAAATTATTACACAACCGCATCATACGGGCCGACACAAGACGGTCACCACCTACAACTACGCGGTTATTATTAAAAGGAGAACACGATGGTAGCGACGGTAATTTATAGTTTTGACCACAAATCAGGGAAGGAATCGTTTGATCCCGGTGATGACGACTTTGTTTTCCAAGGGGTCCACCAGCTTGTCACAGCTACAAAAGACCTCGGAATAATAATGGTCCCTAAAGATAAGGTCAGCGACATCGGGACACAGCCCGATAGCGCAAAACTTACAGAGGTTAAAGACCTCAAGCTTGTGGCTTTTATGGCTTGCTACATGGGGTGGGATGTCCAGCCCGATAACTACACCGACGAAAAAGGCGAAGTTCTAAAAGACTACGGCTACGATCTTATTAAAGAGTACAAAGACTACGACGGTATCCAAGCAGAGGCCGACAAATTCAGGGCTTCTTAACATGAACCCAAGGCAAGCCTTAAAACTTGTTAAGGAACTACAGGAAAGCGACGGTTGGAAGTATCTCGAAACGGTGATGCACACCGAGATAATCCAAGCATCGTGTGCAATATCCGATGGTATGAATATGCCGTTGGAAGAGATCCACTACAGACGAGGGGCCATATGGGCCGCAAGAAAACTAGTGGAGTTGCCGGACACCCTCCTACGTAAACTGGAGGATGCCGTAAGGATGGAAGCCTTACAAGATGAAGACGGCAACATAGTAGGAATGGACGCTTCGGCCTCCGAAAAACAGACCGCTACGGCTGTCAGGAGAGAAGGATGAGACGAGTAAGAAGGCTCCCGGCAGGTAACACTTAACCTATCAGGAGCATAACATGGCAGTATCCCCAGTAGACGACAAAGCAGTAATCGACCAGCTAGCCAACGAACAATTAGGCGTGGCTAACATGGCGAAGGAACAAGTTGACGGCGCTGTACAAGCCGAAGTCCAGCAGGCGCAAGAAACTGCTAATACAGCAGGCGGAGCGGCAGACGGTGTAGCAGAAAGCCCGACACCCCTCGAACAGTCTGCCGAAGCTGTTTCCCCAAAAACCGAAGCGGACATGTCTAAAGAAGAAGCCTTTATTAAGGTCGCCTTCGCAGAAGGAGACGAAAGGACTCTTTCCGATAAACAAATCAAAGACACCTACAACCGTTATTCAGATTTGAATTACAAGCACCAGACAGAGGTCGCACCTATGCGGCCTATCATTGACTTCGCTAATCAAATCCAGCAAAGCGTACAGACCGACACGGGGCAGGCCGTAGGAGCGGACGACATCGTTCAATTCCTTAACGCTGCTGCAAAAGCCTACATGTCTAACCCGACTATGGGTGGACAAGTGGACCCAACCCCCGATAGCGCAGGCGTCCCACTTAGCAGCATGGCCGACGAGATGGCCGCATGGGAAGAGGAAAACGCAGTCTCGTTACCTCCCCATTACAAAGAAGCTGCTGGCACAATGCGCGCCCTCCAAGAAGAGAACGCTCAAATCAAAGACATGGTGGCAAAGATGTCTGGTCAGACACAGGATCTCGCAGCCAATGCCGCGCAGCAGGTGAACTCTGCCGACGCGCAGTCAAAAATTACTACCCAACAACTGATGGCTAATAACCTAGACGCCGCCCAGAAAGCAACTGGTCTTCCAGACGAAGACCAACAGGACTTCTTTGATTTCGCATACGGTCGCGGGTACACCCTCGAAGACTTTGTCGACGCACAGCTAACCATGAACGTTGCCAATGACTTTAAGAACTCTAAGAACAGCCCGGAGATGGAACGTTTAAAGAAGCTGGCCGAAAGACGGCAAGCCTTTACCGGCAACGTTGGTGGCACCCCCGGTGCGTCTGGCACTTCTGCGCAAACCGCGTCAGTAGACGACGAGTTTATAGGTCAAGTTGCTGATGAGTTTATGCAGAAAAGAAATATGGGGTAACAGGTAATTAAAGGACGACACAAGTTTTGTTGTCACTTATGCTCCACATATTGGTAACGCTACGGCCTTATTAAACCATAGACGATTCGAACCATTGGACGATACTGTATGTAACTAAAATGGTCGGTAAGTCGAACTGAACTACTTACGCAACTCGGCAACCAGAAGGAGTACAAAACTATGGCTGCTATCCAAGGACTGCGTGGGACGGGTCAATTCACAACCGACTTCCGTCCTACCAACTACCGGGAGCTATTCACGCTCCTAGAACCAAACGGCTCCGCGCCATTGCAGGCTTTGCTTGCGATGTCTTCGTCTGAAAGCACAGACGATCCCAAGTACAATCACTTCAGGGACGAGCTACCAGACCGCACCATCACGGTTAATGGTGCATTAAACAGTTCCGCTACATCAGTCGCATTTGATGCCGGTGACGACAATTTCCTAATCGTAGGGACAATGTTGTTTAACCCGCTTACCAGCGAAATGATGTCCGTAGCTGCTGACAGTACCGCGACACCTGTAACGGTTGTTCGTGGCGCTTCAGGAACCACTGCGGCGGCAGTTGCTGATAATCAGGAACTCGTCATTGCAGGTTTTGCGGATCAGGAAGGTGGCACAGCCCCAACTGCTGTCAGCTTCGATCCAACCACAGACTTTAACTTTACGCAGATTTTCAAAACTGCGATCCAAGTCTCTGGTACATTGCAAAACACCAAACTTCGCACAGGCGACAAAGAACAGGAAAGTCTGACCAAAGCACTCAAACTTCACATGGGTGACATTGAGCGGGCATTCTTCTTCGGAACTCGTAATGAAGCTAACGGGTCGACTGCAAGTCCTACCCGTCATACTGGTGGTCTCTTGTCTTTTATCACGAGCATCACTGACTGTGCGTCTGCTACTGCTTCTGCGAACAAAATGACAGAAAAAGAATTTGATCGTTTCTTGGTCGAAGACATCTTTGCCTTCGGTTCAAACGAGAAAGTCGCTTTCTGTGGTCCTCGCACGATCAGTAACATGATGGAAGTTGGCAAAGGGCGTTGGTCACCAACGCAAATTGACAACGCATATGGCGTAGCCTTTACCCGGTATACAACCTTCGCAGGTGACTTACTGGTGTATATGCACCCCATGTTCCGTCAAATTACTTCTATGGCTCAAGAGATGATTATTCTTGACATGAACCACCTTAACTACCGTTACATGGCTGGTCGCGATACACAGCTTATCCGTGATATCCAGACTAACGATTTCGACGGCGTTAAGCACATGTACATGTCTGAGTGTGGTCTCGAAATGACCCAGCAGAAAGTGCATCACCGCATTAAGAACTGGTCCGCCCTAGCCTAATAGGACGACTTGTTTCTTAATCTTGTTATTATTAAGGGGTTGGGGCTGGATGTCTTAACCCCTTAATTAATTTGAGGAATCAAAACATGACATTACGAAGCATAAAACGTGACGCAATAGCTAAAGAAACTTCTGAGAATAATGCCAAATCTAAGGTAACCGAGGGACACAAAGGGAAAAAAGCAGGCCCAGAGTGGGCTTGGTATGTAAGCGCCAAAGAAGAAGTCATGGCTTGGGATATCAAGGTCACGGGCGAAAATTGTAAAGGCATCTGGGATAGCGACAGAGAATATGTAACTTGGCGTGTGCCTATAGCCCTCGCCCCGAAATTCGAAGCGCACCACCACGTTGTCATGGGCAGGATTATTAAGTCCACTAAGTAAGGAGAAACATTATGGCTGCTTATAGTTCCATAACGTCGAAGCAGACCGTTAACTATGAAGACATGGCAAAGCCGACAGGCGAGCCGACGAACCGTGACGCAGACGACAAGGTCCGCCCCGGCCCCGTCGATCTGAGAAAAGAGATTGACAAGAAAAAAATAGAAGACGCTGATAAGTTAACCATCGAATACTTAGACGCCAACGTTAACGACCGTAACCGCTATTCCTCCCTTAACCCCCATCTCGGTGAACCGTTCTCGGCCCTCCAAACCCTTGCCCACCAAGCCTTACGCCGCTACGGCGATATGCACCCCGGCACAGTGGATGGCGACGTCATTATGATGTTCATTGAGTTTGCAAACATGTGTCTGGAAGATCTGCGGTCTCACCCTTATTGGGACAACCTTGAAATAGATTACTACGTACATCCCACAGACAGCAGGGATGTGCCGGATCAAATTATGATAGCAGGCCTTCTGTACCAGTACGCAGTACAACAGCAGAGTAACAAGATTGAAGCGTACGGTCCCATGTATTTCAGATCCATGAACAGGATCCTATACAACCGTAAGTACGGCAACGCCCCGATTCAACTAAGCCCACCCGACGTCGGTGAAAGTAATAAGTCCAATAACCGAGCCTACGACAGCGCGAGGTAAGAATGTCGACAGCATATGCTCCATCTGGTGTGGAGGTTAAAGTATACCCTTATGAAGATTTTCAAGGGATAGACGCATCGCGAGACAAGTCCGCGTTAGACACAGGTCAGAAGCAACACCTTCTTCAAATCGAAAACGGGTTCGCTGATTGGCGGGGGTCAATAGTCAGAGATGCCGGGGCAAAGCAAAGAACCTCGGGTGACCGTCTGATCAAGCACGTTACCTTCTACGGACGAGACAGACTTGTCTGGTGCCAGCAGGATGGTGGCGGTCTTACCCTGAAATCAGACCAAGACCACGAGGCTAACGAGGTGTATCCCCGGATACAAAACGTATCCTCCTGTATGTTTAACAACCAAGTCATTTTCTTTTGCCGGGACCAAGTTCCTTACCGCTATGATGGCCAACAGTTTTACTCAATCACACCAGCCTCCGTACCAAAACCAGCTTTTGGTGTCGCTATCCAACGCAGGCTGGCAATTTCAGGTGCGCCAGACAAGCGTACCGTAATTGATATCAGCCGCGTAGACGAATTTAGTATTTTCCCGCAAGATGAAGATGTCGCCGCCACATCCGTACTAAAAGCTGCCGACATAGACATCGCGAACGTTATCGGAACCGCTGACGAGATCAAAGGTCTGGGTGCTTTTGAAAATAACCGTCTTGCAGTCTTCACAAACGACCAGACACTTGTCTACGAACTGCATCCTGACTTCACCCAGTGGAAGATTGACGACAAGGCCAACATTAAAGTCGGCTGCATAAGCCATAACACCATCGCAGCAGCCGGTTCTGACCTTATGTTCTGCTCTAGGGACGGGGTACACTCTCTACGTCGGTCGGATACTAACGGTGTCACAATCTTTTCCATACCAATGTCTAACAAAATTGATTTAACTTACCGTGCATTGGTCAAACAGGTGCTGGACCCGGAGAGTATTTCAGGTTTTTTCGACCAAGATGAAGGCCAATACCACGTTTTCTTCCCGTTATCAGACCTTCTTTGTGAAAGATTGACCCTCACTCTTAACCCTATGTCTGGTGGTGAGAGTAAATGGTCTTCAGGCACGTTTCTAAATGCCATGAACGGCGTCCAGCTAGGCGGTATTACCGCGCTGGGGACTCCCGGCGGTGTCTGGGAACGCCAAAGAATAGAAGATATCACAGACTTCAGCCCTGAAATGGTGGTGACCACCCCAATCCTATGGCAAGGAGCAATTAACGACGTAAAAGAGACCTATTCATTCATCTTACAAGCGACAGGGAAGGGAGAAGTGCAGGTCGAAGCATTCGACGAACGGGGGAGATACTTGTCTGCTCTGCAATTCTTAATTGAAGAAGACGGAGCGGACGACAAATTCCCCGATGTTCCGCTATCAAGGCAGTATGAAAGAAGATTTGAACATCGCTATAGGGGTGTGCAGTTTCGATTCACTACACGAGGCAAGGGATTACTGAAAATAATTGGTTTTGCTGTAACAATAAGGACGGGTTGACATGGCTAGATTAAGGCAACAACATCCACAGAACTACGTTTCTAGTGGAAATATCCATACGGATTTTGAAAACGTAATACGTTACTTGAACGCTGCGGAACTTGGAGACAAGACAGTCGGCGAACTTCTCGCCGTATTATTTAACGAAAGCGGTGTCTTCCGTGGCCCGGTAGAGATGCGGGTTGACTCAGTTACCGGCTTGGAATACCGCGTCGGTACATACGCAGCAGCAGATACTGGCTGGGTATCCCTTATTGATCTTACCTCCCTGCGCGGACCATCAGGTTCGAACGTGGGGACAGTGGAAGGGCCGTTCTTCTTTAACAGAGCGGACATTGAAATAGCTACAGGCGTAGGAACAGCCTTTACTATTACCAAC